GGAATGTTGCCGCCCGATAGTTTTCTAGGCACAGCCGCTTCCTAAAGGTTCATCACTATGGCTGGAACCGGCACCGTCGCGGATATTGCTGATTTTCTAGGCATTTCCACCCGCCGCGTTGCCGAACTCCAGGCCGAAGGCACGATCCCCAAGGGCGACACCCGCGCCGCGGTGCGAGCCTACTGCGCACACATCCGGCCCGCATCCGGCCGCGCCGCATCCGGCGGTTCTGATGCCGTTGTCGATCTCGATACCGCCCGCGTCCGCCTGCTGACCGCGCAAGCCGACGCCCGTGAGATGCTCAACAGCCAAATGCGGGCCGAGACGATGACCGCCGGCGACGTGGAAGCCGTGGTTGGTGCGGTCGTTGACGGAACCCGCGCAAAGGCACTGGCGCTGCCCACGCGGGCCGCCCCGCTACTCGTTGGCCTGACGAACATGGCCGAGATACGCGACCTCTTGACGGGCTTGGTGCATGACACGCTCACCGAACTCGCCAGCGCGGAAGTCGTCACCAAGGTTGCAGATCGGGCTAGAAGCCGCGCCGGCCGCAGTATCGAGTCTGACCCGCCTGCTACGCCGGCTAGCACCGCCGCCTAAGTTAACCGTCGCGGAATGGTCCGACCAATACCGCTACCTGTCCGCCGAAAGCAGCGCCGAACCGGGCCGATGGAGAACTGACCGGGCCGAATATCAGCGCGGCATCTTGGAGGCGATTAGCGACGCGGCAACGGAAACTGTCGTGATTTGCAGTTCGGCACAGGTCGGCAAAACCGAGATACTGAACAACGCGGCCGGCTATCACATCCACCAAGACCCGGCGCCGATGCTGGTGTTGCAGCCCACGATCGAGATGGGCGAGGCATGGAGCAAGGACCGCCTGGCCCCGATGCTCCGGGATACCCCCGCCCTCCGTGGCCGCGTAGCAGACGCTAAGGCGCGGGACAGCGGCAACACGCTGCGGCACAAGATCTATCCCGGCGGGCACATCACCGTCGCGGGCGCAAATAGCCCCGCCTCCCTGGCATCCCGGCCGATCCGGGTGTTGTTCTGCGATGAGGTGGACAGATACCCGGCCAGCGCCGGCACGGAAGGCGACCCGGTGTCGCTGGCAAAGAAGCGGACCACGACATTCTGGAATCGTAAAATCGTCCTGACTTCCACGCCAACGATCACCGGGGCCTCCCGCATCGAGGCCGCATACGAGGAAAGCGACAAGCGCCGATATTGGCTTCCCTGCCCACACTGCGACGCGCGGCAGGTGCTGGTGTGGGAACAAGTTCGGTGGGATGGAGACGACGCCACAACCGCCGCCTATCACTGCGTCCAGTGCGGCGCGGCATGGTCCGACGCGGAACGATGGGCGGCAGTTCGCCGCGGTGAATGGCGGGCGGAAAAGCCGTTTGCTGGCATCGCGGGCTTTCACCTGTCGGAACTCTACTCGCCATGGCGGCGGTTGTCTGAAACGGTTGGCGATTTCATCGCGGCGAAAGGTTCGCCCGAACGCCTGAAGACGTTTAAAAACACGTCCCTCGGCCTGTCATGGGCGGAAGCCGGCGACGCTCCGGATTGGGAACGCCTTTGCGAACGGCGCGAACCGAATTTGATGGGCGTGGTCCCTACTGGCGCGGTGGTGTTGACTGCCGGCCTGGATAACCAGGCACAGCCGGAACGTCTCGAAATCGCGGTCTGGGCATGGGGTCCGGGATACGAATCCTGGCTTGTTGATACGAGGCAGATCAACGGCAGCCCCGGCGCGGCAGAACCGTGGGACGAAGTAGCGAAAATCCTGAACACCGATTGGCCGCGCGAAGGCGGCGGCACGATGCAGATTGCCAAAGCATGCGCCGATACCGGCGGACAGCACACGCAGGGCGTCTATCAGCAGATTCGCCGGCTCCGTGATCCCCGCTTGATTGGTATCAAGGGTGTTCCGGGTTGGAACAAGGCAGCCCCCGTTAACGGCCCGACAATGGTTGACGTTACTGAGCGCGGAAAGAAGATCAAGCGCGGGATGCGGCTGTGGACTGTCGCGGTTGATGTGTTCAAGTCTGATCTCTACCGCCTGCTACACCTGACCCGCGGCGACGCTGCCGGATACCCGGCCGGGTGGGTCCACCTGCCGCAAGGAATGGATACCGAACAGGTCAAGCAGCTTGTCGGTGAACAACTGATTACCGTTCAATCGCGGCTCGGTTACACGAAACTGGAATGGCAGAAGCTACGCGCGAACGAGCAGCTTGACATGCGTGTCTACGCTCGCGCCGCACTGACCGTTCTCGGCTCTGACCGCTACGGAGATCGTTTCTGGAATCGCTTCACGCGCGGCGACGCGCCGGAACTGGAACCTGATGCGCCCGCGCCGATTGCCGTTTCTCCCGTCGCATCCGTGACGACGCCCCCGCCCCGCGACTTCCGCGCCCTCGCCCGCCGCCTCGTCTCCCGAACCGCCTGATCGGAAATCTATGTCCTGTTCATCATCCACCTTTGCGGGCGTTGACGCGACTACGCTCCAGGCGTGGTTGACGGAGGCATTGACCGCCGAACAGGCGCTTGCAACGGGCGGCAAGGCCGTGACGCTGAATTACAACATGGGTGCCGGCGGAAAGTCTGTGACCTATGCCGCAACCGATCTGACCCTGCTCCGTCGCCGCATTCAGTCGCTACAGTCCGCCCTCGGCCTCCGCCGTCCTGCCCGTGCTATGCGGGCCGTGTTCTAATGGCGAAACCGCCCTCCCTGATCGATCCCTACGGCGTGCCCATCGCCACAGCCCCGCGCGGCCGGCGCAGCGCATCGCTCAATGGATCGGCGCCGCAGTTTTTCCCCCACGATGCGGCACAATGGACCAGCCCAGAAATGGGCGATTGGCTGCCCTGGATCAGGTCCGCGGATGCCGAGTTCAACATCTACCGGGATAGGGTGGTTGCGCGGTCGCGTGATTTGGTCCGCAACGACGGATGGGCCGCGGGCAGCGTAAACCGCATCCTGGACAGCACGATCGGCGGCACCTATCGCCTATCCGCGCAGCCCGATTACCGGGCGCTGGCGGCACGCTACGGGGCTGCATTCGATGCTGAGTGGGCGGCGGACTTCCGCCGGACTGCCGAGGCGCTGTGGCGCGGCTACAGCGAGGACGTTGGCCGTTGGAATGACCTCGGCCGGCAGTTGACCGTCGCGCAGCAATTGCGCCTGGCGCTGCGGCATCAACTGATCGACGGCGAATCGCTCGCTATCAGTTATTGGCGCCCGGATCGCATCGGCCGCGGCGCTGCATCCTACGCCACAGCGTTTCAGATCGTTGACCCGGATCGTCTGTCAAACCCCTATCAGTCCGTGGATACCCGCTATCTGCGAGGCGGTGTCGAGGTTGACGATCACGGTGCCCCGCTCGCCTATCACATCCGCCGCGCCCATCAAAACGACTGGTATAATGCAGTCGAATCGATGGAGTGGGAGCGGGTTGTTCGCGAAGATGATGATGGCTGGCGGCGCGTGATCCATGCGTTTGACACCGACCGCGCCGGCCAAAATCGCGGTATCCCAATCTTCGCGCCGGTCATTTCGCGCATGAAGATGCTGGCTCGGTATTACGGCGTGGAACTCCAGGCCGCGGCAATCAACGCTGTGTTCGGAACCTACATCACGTCTCCCTTCGATCAGGAGATGGTCGAAGAAGCATTGAATGACGGCGACCGGCTCGGCTTCTATCAGGCGTTCCGCGAAGAACACCATGAGAAAAACGCCCTCATGCTCGGCGGCGCCCGCATCCCTACCCTGGCACCCGGCGAGGCAATCACATCGGTATCGTCTGAGCGGCCAATGGGCGCGATGACGCCATTTGCACATGAAATGCTCCGCGGCGTGGCCGCTGTGCTTGGCGTCTCGGCTGAACAGGTGACGCAGGACTACAGCGAAACGAACTATTCCAGCGCCCGCGCCGGCATCGTTGAAGCCGAAAAGACGGGCAAGCGGCGGGTGGCGATGTTTAACTCGCAGGTTGCCACTCCGGTCTATGCGAACTGGCTGCATGAAGCGATGGACCGCGGCGAATTACCGCTGCCGAAGGGTGCCCCGGACTTTATCGATGCCCGGACGGCCTATTCCCGGTGCAAATGGCTCGGAACCGGTCGAGGATGGATCGATCCGCAGTCGGAGCGCGCGGGCGAAATCATGGGCATGGATGCCGGATTTAGCACGCTTGAGAACGTTTGCGCGGAAATCGAAGGCGCGGATTGGGAAGAAACTTTAGACCAGCGGCAGCGCGAAGTTCAAGCGTTCAAGGATCGCGGCCTGGAGCCTCCGACATGGGCGAATATGCAGCCCGTCCCCGGCGCGATGACTGCCGAAAAGTCAGCAAAGAAGCCGACAGCGACATGATCGATCCCCGTTTCTGCGGCGTCCCCCTTGCCATCGAACCAACAGCCGCGCGCCGCGTGCTGACAACCGCCCGCATGGCATCGTTTGGCGATCAGACCGAGAACACAAAAGGCGATCCCGGTTACGATGTCGTCAACGGCGTTGCTGTAATCGAGATCGGCGGCGTTCTGATGCAAAAGACCGGCCTTCTCCGGTCCTGGGGCGGATATGTTACCGGCTATGACGGCATCCGCGCTTCGTTTCTGAACGCCGTTGCAGACGAAAAGGTCAACGGCATCGTTTTCGACATCGACAGCCCCGGCGGCGATGTCGCCGGCTGTTTCGACCTCGTTGACACGATCTACAACGCGCGCGGCAACAAGCCGATCGTCGCGATTTGCTCGGAGAGCGCCTATTCCGCCGCCTATGCCATCGCATCGGCCGCCGATTTCATCAGCGTTCCACGCACGGGCGGGTGTGGCTCAATCGGTGTCATTACGATGCTGCTTGACCAGTCAAAAGCCCTGGAAAACTATGGTTTATCGGTCCATTTCGTCAGATACGGCAAGCAAAAAGCCGCGGAATCCCGTGCGCAACTGACTGGCGTATCCGATGACGTGCTTGCGTCCGTTCAAGCCGATGTTGACCGTATGGGCGCGCTTTTCGTCGAAACCGTAGCGCGCAACCGCGGATTGTCGAAAAAGGCCGTGAAATCGCAGGAAGCGGCTTGTTTCTCAGGTGATTTAGGCATTTCGGCCGGTCTGGCCGATGCCGTCGCCTCCCCTGATGCGGCTTTCGCTGCATTTCTGGCTGATCTGGACGCAGCATAACAGTCCAGGCGCGGCGGCGCTGTCCGCCTGTCTCCGCATGAGGTTACAGTATGGCAAAGACCCCACAAGCGGCGGGCGGGTCGCGATTCGCGCATCTCGCCGGCCTTTCCGCGGCCAAAAAGGTTGAGGAAGACGACAAGGAAAAGGACGCCAAGTCGGCGGCCGAAGATAAGGACGAAGACGAGGAAGACGAGGAAGACGACAAGAAGGACGCCAAGGCTGACGACGGCGACGATGACTCCAAGGCGGCCGAGGATGACGGCGACGAGCCGGACGAAGACGACAAGAAGAAGGACGGCAAGAAGTCCAAGTCGGAAGCGTCCATCCGCTCTGCCGAACGCGCCCGTTGCGCCGCGATCCTGTCGCATCCGTCCGCTGCCGCCAACCCGGCGCTTGCCGCGGAACTCGCCACCGGCACCGATCTGCCCGTCAAGGCGGCCGTCGCGCTGCTGAAGGCCGGCACCGTTGCCGTTCCGCGCGTCGTCGTGGCGAACGATCGTGCCGCACGCAATCCGAACCTGGGCGCCGATGGCTCGCCCTCTCAGTCCAGCACTCAGGCCATCGCGGCCGGGTGGGACAGCGCAATGAAGCGCGTCAACGGCCGCAAGTAAGGAATCCCGCACATGGGCAGCCCCACCGTCACCCCGATTGCCGAGAACTGGCATGTCGGCGGCTTTATCGTCATCGAGCAGCGCGGCCACCTGTCGCGCGCACAGATTTCCGTTGCATCTGGCGCGGTTTACCTCCCCGGAACCGTCCTGGGTGCTACGCAGTCCGGTGGAACCGCCGTCGCTGCGGCGCTCGGAACCAACGTCGGCAACGGCACGTTCGGCGCTATCACTGTCGGCTCTGCCGCGGTGAATGGCGTCTACGTGGTCGAACTCGATACCGCAACGACCTACATCGTGTCTGCACCGGGCGGCCAGGAAATCGGCCACGGCGCGACCGGCGTTGCGTTCAGCGGGGGTGGCCTCGGCTTCACGATCACCGCGGGAGGCACTGCATTCACCGCGGCTGACTCGTTCATCGTGACCGTATCGGGTGGCACATTCACCTATGCCGCTTACGATCCGACCGCCACGTCCGGCCTGCAAAACGCAGTCGCGATCCTTTATGGTTGGGTCGATGCGACCAGCGCGGCGAAGAACGCAACCGCGATCGTGCGTCTGGCCGAGGTGAATACTTCGGAGTTGGTGTGGGGCGCGAACGTGACCACCACCCCGCAGAAAACGGCGGCGCTCACGGCGCTGGCCGCCTTCAACATCATCGGTCGCTAGAAAGGGCCTGACAGATGGCAATGCTTGACATTTTCCACTCGGACCCCTTCACCAGCATACAGCTTACCGCTGCGGTTGAGCGCGTCCCCTTCCAGCCAATAGGCCTTGGCACCCTCGACATCTTCGATCCGATGCCGATCCGCACAAAGGCACTCGCCGTCGAGGAACGCACTGGCAAGTTGTCGCTGCTCCAGACCACTGCCCGCGGCGCCCCGCCGTCGCAGCGCACGCTCGAGAGGCGCAAGATCCGTTACTTCGATGTCCCGCGTATTGCGCAAGACGACACTGTAACGGCAGATGAACTCCAGTCCATCCGCGCTTTCGGCACGGAAAGCGAGTTCATGCAGGTCCAGGCCGAAGTCGCCCGCCGCCTGAATGGCCCGACCGGCATCCTCCGCAACATCGAATACACCCTGGAGAATATGCGCCTCGGCGCCGTTCAAGGGCTGCTGACCGATGCGGACGGCACACAGCTTTACTCGTGGTTTGACGAGTTCGGCATTACGGCCGCAACCGAAGTCGCGTTCAACTTGTCGGCGGCTCTGTCGAACACCATTCGCCCGATCATCAACGGCATCGTCCGCAACATGGCGCGCGCTGCACAAGGCGCGTTTGCTCCGGACACCGAAGTCATCGCGCTCTGCGGCGACGTGTTCTACGATCAGTTCGTTAACCACCCGGACGTTATTCGCACCTTCCTGAACTGGCAGGCCGCGGCTGATATCCGCGACGGGTCGCAGGGTTCGGCGTTTGGCGCGTTCAAGTTCTCCGGTGTGACATGGATGAACTATCGCGGCAGCGATGACAACACCACGATCAAGATTCCGGACGCGAAGGTCAAATTCTTCCCCCGCGGCGCTCCGGGCCTGTTCCAGATGGCGTATGCGCCGGCTGAAACGTTTGACTTCGTGAACACCCCCGGCAAGCCCGTCTACATCATTCCGGTGTTCGACCGTGACCGGAACGCTTGGTGGCGCGTTGAAGCCTACAGCTACCCGCTGCCGATTTGCACCCGCCCGGAAGTCCTGCAATCCGGCCGCGCTGGCACCTGACCAATGCCGATCGATTGGGACGGCCTCGTTCTGGCGCCACTACAAGCGGCGTTTGGCGATGCCGTCTCATACACCACGGCCACCGCGACATTCAGCCTACCGGATGCCGTGGTGGATCGGTCCTACTGCCAGGTCGGAACGGATGACGGCGGGGTCCCCGTAACGGCCTGGCAGACGCTTGCAGGCGTCCGCCTTGCCTCGTTTCCCGCGGGCACCTCGCCCGTCGTTGGCGACCGCCTGACAGCCAACGGCAAGACGTGGCAAGTCGTTGACGTTCAGCCGGACGGCAAGGGCCACGCAACACTGGTCCTGGGGGTGATCGCATGACCTACCCCACCGCCCGCGCGGCCAAGCGCGACATCATAGGCGGGTTGCTAGCCCGCAACGTCCTGCAAGTCGAGGGGCGCGTATTCCAAGCCCGCATCTGGCCGATACAGCAGCCGGAACTTCCGGCTTTACTGGTGTTCGGCTGGCAGGAAACCAAGACCCGCAAGACGCTCGATGTGTGGACGCACCAGTTCGAAGTGGTGTGCAGCATCGGGATTGAATGCCGCGTGCAGGCTGCAAACGGCCCAGATCTAGAAACCAACATGGAAATACTGGCCGGCGAGATCGAAGAGGCCATCCTGACGGCGCCCGAGTTGCTTGGTTTGAACGGCACGATTGAGCGAATTGACCAAGTGACCACAAAACTTGAAGCGCACGCTACGGCGGAAGCGCCCCAAGGCTCCGTTTCGATGTCCTTCGATCTGGTCTGGACTGAGGTTCACGAGGCCGTTGTTCCTGACGGCGAACAGATCACAACCGCGGTCGGCGTTGTTCCGGCTCTACAGGCAAAGGTCTGACATGCTGATCAAACCGGCTCCGGGGTTCGTGATCCCCGATCCTGACCGTAACGATACGCTCCCGGCCGATGGCCGCGACGTTCCCGCAACAGATTTTTGGCTGCGTCGCCTCCGTGACGGCGACGTGATCCCGGCGGATGCGCTCAACTCACAGAAGACTGATCCCGGAGACGGCATCAAAAAGACCGCCGTTATTTCCAATCCTGACGGGACCGCAACGCTTGTTGGCGACCATCCCGCGCCCGTGGCTGTGGAGACACCCGTATGACCATCGCATTCCAGAGATACCCGTCTTCGAACCGCGTTCCCGGCGCATTCGTCGAGAACGACGCCACGAAGGCCAATACCGGCGTTCCGAACCTGCGGACGCTGATCATCGGGCAGCAGCTTTCCAGCGGCACATACACCGCGGGCGTCCCCGTGATCTGCCAGGGCGTTGGCGCCACGCAGGCTGCGGCCGGTTATGGCTCGCATCTCGAAAAGATGGTGCGCCGGTATCGCAACCTCGATTCGTTCGGAACGGTCTGGCTGCTGCCGCTGGCCGATGACGGTGCGGCCGTCGCGGCGACATCCACCATCCTTTTCACGGCGGCATCCACCGCTGCGGGAGCGTTGCCGCTCTATCTTGGCGACGACATCGTGAACGTCGGCATTACGTCCGGCATGGCGACCACGGCCATTGCAACGGCGGTTGCCGCTGCCGTTAACGCCATTAACTACCTGCCCGTCACTGCTACCGCCTCCGCATCGACCGTCACGTTCACGGCGAAAAACAAAGGCGCGTGCGGCAACGAAGTGCTGATCAACGTGGCCTATGGCGGCGCATTGGCAGGCGAGTTCGTCCCCGCGGGAGTTACCTACACCATCACGCAGCCGTCGAACGGTGCGACCAATCCGAGCTTGACCACGCCGCTGCTCAACTTGGGCGATGAGCCATTCGATTTCATCTGCTTCCCCTACAACGATACGACATCCCTCGATGCCCACAAGTCATTTATGGATGACATTACCGGCCGATGGGCTTGGAGCCGCATGATCTACGGCCAGTCGTTCGGGTCGTTCCGCGCTACGCTCGGCGCGGCAACGACGCTGCTTACGGCACGCAATGATCCGCGCATCTCCCTAATGCCGGCTGACAGCAGCATCACGCCGGCGTGGATTTGGGCCGCCGAGATCACCGCGCAAACCGCAACATCGCTTCGTGCTGACCCGGCCGTTCCGGTGCAGTATTTGCCGCTGGCCGTCAAGGCGCCGCCAATCGCCAATCGGTTCGTTCTGACCGATCGCAACACGCTGCTCTACAGCGGTGGATCGACGTTCCGCGTCGGCACGGATGGCACGGTCATCATCGAACGGCTGGCTACGACCTACCAGAAGAACGCCGCGGGCGTGGCGGACAATTCGTGGTTGGATGTGGAAACGAACGCCTCGCTGGCGTATGTCGATCGGGACTTGCACGATTACCTGTTGAGCGTGTTTCCGCGCAAGGTGTTCGTGCCCGACAACACCCCGGCCCCGACCGGATCGAACCGCATCAATGCTCGAACCGTCCAGGCGGCGATCGTTTCGCGGTATTACTACCTGCAAGACGAGGTTGGGATCGTGGTGAATGCGGATCAATTCGCCGCGCAAGTTCAGGTCGAATCGGCCGGAAACGGTCTCTGCAAAGTGATGGCTCCAGTTCAGTTGTGCAACCAGCTTCGGCAGATTGCCATCCTCGTTCAATTCACCAAGCCGTAAGGAGCCGCACACATGGCAGACAATTCAAGCCGCCGCGGCGGCGTATTAACCCTCAACATCGATGGCACTGATTACGATGTCGTTGAAGGGGTGACGTATATCCTTTCCAAGACGAAGCGAGAAACGTTGTCCGGAATCAGCGGCGTTCAGGGGTTCAAGGAAACTCCCATCGCCGGGCAGATCAAGGCCAAGTTGCGCGATGACGGCGGCTTCAAGGCGGCTGACTTCGCAACGAAAACCGCCTCGCAGGTCATCGTCAATGCGGCCAACGGCAAGACCGTCGCCGGCACGAACATGTGGCTGGTCGAGACGATCGAAGTTGACCCGATCGAAGGCACCTTTGAGGTGACGTTCGAAGGCGTGTCGGTTCGGGAGGTTTGATGTCTCACATCATCAAACTCCGCAAGCCTATCGGCCTCAAGGGCAAGGAAATCACGGAGATAACCCTCCGTGAGCCGACTGCCGGCGAGGTGCTGGAAGCCAGCACAAAGACCGGGCGCGGTTTGGCGCTGTCGTTGCTGTCTCAGGTGACGGGCATCGACAGCGGGATAATCGAGATGTTGCCCGGCCGCGTGTCGGACAAGGCGCTCGGATACCTGATGACGTTCGTTGATCCGATCTTGTCGGATGCGGTGGACGCGGAAGAACCGCCCGAGGAATTGATCGTTGCGCTGGATAACACGATCGAGATGGGCACGACATGGGTCAACGAATTGACCCTTCGCGAGCCGACGCTTGGTGAACTGATCAAGGGCGACAAATACACCGGCATGCAGCGGACCATTGCGCTCGTTGCTCTGGTATCAGGCCAGCCGCGCGCGGTGATTGAGCGGGTTCCGATATCGAAATTCGCCACCGCATCGAGGTATGTCATCGGTTTTATCGATGCCGCCCCGGAGAGTGGCGAAAAATCTTCGGACGATTAACGCGCTATTTCGGCTGGCGGCCGGCGGATGCGCTGGCATTGACGATGCGCGATCTGGCGATGTGGGCTGAAATCGCGGCTGAAACGGGGGGTTGACGATGGCGGCCAATACCAATCTCACGGTCAAGATAACGGCCGTTGATGCCACGTCCGCGGCTATAGACGCGGTTGCGCGGCGTTTGGGTGGTCTGTCCGCCCCCGTGACGAAAGTCACAAAGTCCATGGCGCGTCTTTCGGACGTGACCGGAGTAACGAAGCTAAGCAAGGCCGTGCTTAGTTTGGGGGGCGCCGCCGTTAAGACGGGCGATCAACTCGCTAATTCCCTCGGCGGCATCGCACCTTTGGCCGCGGCGCTCAGTGTCGGCGGCCTCGCGAAGATGACGGCCGATTGGGCGAAAGCGACGCAATCTTTGTCGTTTGATGCTACGCGCATCGGGTCTGGCGTGTCGCAATTGCACGCACTCGAAGGGTCCGCCCGCTTGTCCGGGTCATCCGCGGAGGCCGCGGCGGGGGGGCTGCGGAACTTGCAGGACGTTATGACCGACACCGTAGGAGGCCGAAACAACGAAGCATTGGTCGCGTTCCGCGCTCTGAACGTCGCGTTTGACGACGGCGCCGGCCATGCGCTGCGGGCAACGTCCGTCATGCCGAAGCTGGCGGACGCGCTGAAACAGATCGGGGATCGGTCCATCCGCGCCCGCGTTGGCACGCAACTGCTTGGGGGGGCATATGAAGAACTTGCGCCATGGATCGACCGCGGCAGCGCCGGTATGGCCAAGTATGCCGAGTTGGCTCGCAAGTATGGCGTGAATACGGGTGAAAGCTCCGCTAAGGCTGACGTCTTTCGCGAGGCTCAAACTGAGTTGGAACTTGCGTTTGAGGGTCTAGGCAACGCGATTTCCGAAAATGTAAGCCCATCGCTTGCAAAACTGATGCTCGTAGCGGCGGGGTGGATCGGGACAAACCGCGAAATGTTCGCCCTGAACATAAAGGGGTGGGGCGACGATTACGCCCGCGCGTTCGGGTTGGTTGGCAAAAAGATTGATGAGGTTGTGACCAGCACAGTCGGTTGGAACAAGGCGCTTGAATACGGGATTCCGCTCCTAGCATCGCGCTTTGTCCCCGGAGTAGCGGCACTCGAAAACGCGCTAGCGTCGCTTGCGTTGGTTAAGATGCCGCTTTGGTTGCTGCGGTTTCTTGGCGGCGGGCCGGGGGTGGCCGCTTCGATTATTATGGACCCAAGCAGCACGAACGCCGGGGAAGAAAACACCCCAGGCTATAAGGATCGGTTCGGCACGAAAGACCCGAACCACCTTCCCGCATCAGACGCTACCGTGCAGCAGGCGATGGATTTCTTTAAGAGCCAAGACGGCGGGAGTTGGTCGCGCAACAGGGCTGCCGGAATTGTCGCGGGCCTCGCTCGGGAAAGTAACCTTGACCCGGCGGCAGTTGGCGACGGCGGCGATGCTATCGGTGTCGGGCAATGGCGCCCGGATCGACAGGCGGATTTTAAGGCGTTTACAGGCCGCGATATCCGCGGGTCCAGTCTCGAAGATCAGTTGCGGTTTGTCCAATACGAGTTGACGCATAAGGAGCGCGCTGCGGCGGATGTGTTGCGATCTGCTCAAAATCCATCTGAATCCGCATACGCATTCACTGGATACGAGCGGCCGAAAGACGCGCCCCGCGCAAACGACATCGCCGGACCAGCCGCAGAACGCTACGCGGCAATGGATTCCAAACACGAAGTCACCATTAAAGTCCAGGCCCCCGCCGGCACGCATGTTGCAACGACCGGCTCCGGACCCGCTACGGTTCGTGTCGAAAGGGCGATGAGATAGTGGCCGCACTCGACGCACTTCTCCCCGCATCATGGCGTGGAAACATCTTCGGCGTAGAAGCCTACACCAACAAACTCGGCCGCCGTCTGGCAATCCATGAGTATCCATACAAGGATTCCGTCTGGGTTGAAGACCTCGGCTCGGGCATGAAGCAATTCACGTTCCGCGGTTTCATCTGCGGCCCGCTCGCCATGGTCCAGCACACCGCGCTTCTGCTGGCGATGGACAAGCCCGGCATCGGCACGCTTACGC